GGAAAAGGTATCACCTTCAGCGGATCCGGTTGCTATTCCCGTCAAGTCCACTCTCGCGCATGTGATCAAGGGTTGGGAGGACACTGCCATCAAGTACATGATCAAGATCAAGTGGATCAAAGATGGGCAGTCTTGGAAGGACATCACAGATGCCCGAGCTAAACAGGTTGTCGATAAGAAGGATTCCTTTAAAGACAAAGCTGAGAAGCATGCAGCATCACTCAACTAGATCCCCATCTAGTGGTCCTTCACACTTAAAGTGTGGAGGGTTTGCTAATTCCGGGGGGGACTCACCTGCTACGCTCAAGGGTACTCGTGCCCATGACCATCTAGAGCAGTTGTGCACCGGAGGACCGGTGACCTCCCCGGTACCGGCAGATGAGTTGCCAGGGGTCCTTTGGGGGTATGAGTATGTGAAGGAAAACTTCAACATGAGCACCCTTGTGTGCGAGGAGATGGTGCACATCTATGACGACTCAGGTGAGGAACTGAGCTTCGGCACCAACGATCTCTTTGATGGGGAACAGATCGGGGACTTCAAGACCGGACAAGTCCGTGAGTACAAAGCTCAGATGGCATACTACGCTGCCGGAAGAATGCAGCAAACCGGCAAGAAGGAAATGCGAATCCATGAGATTTATACGGAACATAGATGGGGTAAAGTTTACATCCTTTCGTATGAGGAAGCATGGGCAATCATTGATAAGATCACTGAAAACAAAAAGAATGGAACACTTAACCCGAATGAGTACTGCACCTGGTGTAAGCATAGTGGTGTATGTCCAGCTTTATCAAACGTAGCAATGAACACATTAGAAAAAATAAGTCCAGAAACGGAATTGAAGAACTATGACTTTACTAAACTCAAGACAGTTGAGGACAAGGGTAAAGCATACAAGATTTGCAAGATACTGGAAGATTGGATTTCCGGTGTTAAGAAGATTGTAAATAAGTCAGTAATTGAAGACGGGGAAGATGTCCCTGGGGTGCGGATCACAACTCGCGCCGGAAGTCCTACAGTAGAAGATATCCCAGGGGCGTTTGCCCGGATGGAGTTAAGTCAGGACGAGTTCCTAAAAGCATGCTCAGTGAGCATCCCAGCCCTCACCAAAGCGTATCAGAAAAAATTCAACCTCACGGGTAAAGAGGCATCCCAGGAAGTTGCAAATAGATTAGAATGCCTCATTAAACGTAAACCAGATACTAGATATATAAGAAGGAAATAGTTATGCCGAAAGTTACGATAACAAAAGAAACGGGTAATCGCCCAGCAAGAGAGTTGCTTGCACCGGGGGATTACGAACTAGAAATTGTGGACCACGAGTTTGGGGTTACGCAAAAAGGTGACGATAAGTTGACGCTTAGGTTAGCCGATAACAACACGGGTTGCCAAATATGGTGCAACCTTATGTTCACTGAAAAGACCAGTTGGAAGGTCAAGAGTCTACTGCGAGCACTTAACATAGGTGATGAGGGTGTTGAGGTTGATGTAAACGAGGACATGTGCGGTCGCATGAAAGGTACAAAGGTGTGGGCTAATGTGTCTATAGAGGAGTATAACGGCAACAGAAACAACCAGATAGCAAGGTTCCACATGGAAAAACCTTCGTCTAGTGGGGACGAGGAGTTTAAATAACCCAAGACAAGAGGGGGGCATCGTGCCCCCCTATTTACTTTGGACGAAAAACAGCAGCAGACAGCATTTGCGAATGATCTAGAAGCACTAGTCGAACGCTACCAGCATGAGTTTGACATGACCTTCGCTTCAATGTCAGGAGTGCTGTATTGCTTCGCCACAAGAACTGTCATGGATGCTTATATGGCTAGAGTGGCAGAAACCGTATTAGAGGATTATGAACTAGTAGACGACGACGAATACGAAGATGAAGATGAAGATGATGATGATGAGGGAGAGGAGTGGAAATCTGCCGATAATAGTGAGTGACTATTTAGTTGCAGGATCAGTTGAGGGAGAACGAAACCAAACATTATTTAAAGTTGCATGCCAATTAAGGGACTGCGGTTTCTCTCAGTCCGATGCAGCGGGACTTCTAGAGGGACGGGCAACCCAGGACGGGTTAGGTGCCCACGAGTTTACCAAAACACTTCAATCTGTGTTCACCCGAATATCCCGGGAACCTGGGACTAAGAAGGGAAGGACAACTGTCAGATTTAAAAAAATGAATTTACCTAGCGGGATTGATAACCCTCTACCTAAATTGCTAAGTGCGGCATTTGAGGACGGGGAAAAAGTAAGGATTGTAATTGGCCCAACCATTGGTAAAGGAAACTTAAATAGATGGGACAACCTTAACGGTGTTTCAGAAAGAATAGAAACCACTGAGCACGGTGCGTGGATCTGTATCAATCCACTTTCGGGTGGAATTAAGGATGAGCATGTAACTTCTTATCGGCACTGTTTAGTGGAGTTCGATGAAGGGGACCTATCGGATCAGTATGAGAAGATCACTTCTACTAACCTGCCAATTACCGCAATAATTTATTCCGGTGCTAAGAGCGTTCATGCATGGGTGCGGGTAGATGCTAGGGACCGCAAGCAGTACGATGAAAGGGTTGCCAAGGTTTATGAGGAATTTCCTGGGCTGGATGCTGGCAACAAAAACCCTAGCAGGTTAAGCAGGTTACCTGGTGTCCTGCGAGACGGGAAACGGCAGAGATTGCTTAAACTGAATCACGGTGCGGATTCCTGGGAAACATACCAGGAGACACTTCAGTGTAAGTCTATTGGGCAAGCAGTGTCCTTTGACCAGTTGCTAACTTTCAATTCTGGTTCGGACGCAAACAACGTACTAGGAGATCGGTGGTTGTGCCGAGGGCATTTCGGCATGGTTGTGGGTGCAAGTGGTCTGGGTAAAAGCAGTCTTATTATGCAAGCGAGTATCCTTTGGTCTTTAGGCAGGGAAGCGTTTGGAATTGAGCCAGCACGAGCACTAAAGATTGTCCTGGTGCAAGCAGAGAACGATATGGGGGACCTCTCAGAAGAGGTGCAAGGTATTGTTAAAAAGTTGGGATTAAGTGAGAGCGAGATTAAACGTGTTAATCGAAATTGCAGGTTCATTACTGACGCAAGCAATGTTGGTCAGAAGTTCCTAGACATGGCAAACGGGGTTCTTGAGGTTTATGAACCCGATGTCTTTATAATGGATCCCCTGCTCCACTATATCGGCACCGATATGCGATCTCAGCAAGCAGTCAGCGAGTTTGTGCGGCACGGTATAGGGAGTCTTGCCAAGCATTACGGCACAACCTTTATTGCAATGCATCACACTGGGAAACCACCTAGTGATAACAACTCAAGATCGAACTGGTCTGATCGTGATTTAAGTTACCTGGCAACCGGATCTAGCGACCTTGTAAATTACTCTCGTGCGGTTGCCGTGTTAAGAGAGCAGTACGGAGTCTTTGAACTGATCTTCACCAAGCGAGGAGAGCGAGTTAACAACAAGCAGATGTACCTCAAGCATGCGGATGACTGCATATTCTGGGAACCCACAAAAATATATGCATAAATTTACACCGAAAACTGCATTAAAAGTTGTTTCCGAATACTACAACATCTCGGAGAAACTAATATTTGGCTCGTGCCGTAAAGCGGAAATTGTGGTTCCACGCCACATGGGGATGGCGATCTGCTATGAGAACATGATTTCCCCTGGGAAAATCGCGAAAGCGTTTAATGTAGACCACACGATGCCATCGTGGGCTTGGTGGAAGATAGAAAGTCGGTGCCGCACTAATGCGAGGATGCATGGTGACCGTGAAAAGATAAGAAAACTCTTAACGGATGGAAGAAAAAAAGTTATTCAAGCAAACGCCTCATCCGTATTATCCAATACTTGAAGATGAGGTAATCAAAGTACTTGTAGAAAAGCATGGTGAAGACCATGTGGTAGACCTCATTAAGAAGAGGGAGAAGTCAATCATGCTTAGTCTGGTTGACCCTCTTAATGCTGGGTTTGAACTGGACCCCTGGAAGGACGCAAGAGAACTTTACAAGGAGTGCGATGAGCTTTTGATCCTGGGCGGCAACCGTGCGGGTAAGACCGAGTTCGCAGCGAAGCTTGTTGTAGAGACACTCATCAACAAACCTAAGTCGGTAGTGTGGTGCCTTCACTCTTCCCTGCCCTCCTCAGTCGAGATTCAGCAACCGATTATCCGAAAGTACCTTCCACCGTCTTGGAGGGATGTTGGCAAGAAAGGTTCTACAACGAATATCTCTTGGACGGACAAGAACGGATTCTCAGACCAGGTGTTTGTTACGCCGCAAGGAAGTCGGTGCCGGTTTTTAAATTACACTCAAAACATCTCAGTGCTTGAGGGAGGCGAGTGCGACCTAATTTGGGCAGACGAGTTAATCCCTCTTGAGTTCCTCCAGACGTTGCGATTTCGGGTGACTACACGATACGGGAAAATTGTGCTCACATTTACCCCCATCCGTGGGTACTCCCCAGTGGTCAAGGAGTTCATATCGGGTGCCCGGGTCCTCAAGAGTCTCCCTGCCCCACTTCTTGAGCAGGATGCGATTCACGTTCCAGGATGTCCTCCCGGAGAGATGCCCTACACGATGCAGCCATTCCGCAAGAATGCCCGGGTGATCTCCTTCCACGGCAGCTTGAATCCGTTTGGAGGGTTTGAGCAGGTTGTCAGGATGCTTGAAAATAAGCCCACCACCGACATCAAGATCCGGGCATATGGATGGGCAGACAAGATGGATGGAGGGGTGTTTAACCGGTTTGATGACAAGGTGCATGTGGTGAAACCGGAGAAGATCCCCAAGGAAGGGACTCGGTTCTTAACCTGCGACCCTGCCGGAAATAAGAATTGGTTCCTTAAATGGCACATAATCGATGATATGGGGAGAGTGTTCCTTTACCGGGAGTGGCCCGATTTCAAGACATACGGGGAGTGGACCCTTCCGGGCAATAAACCAGACGGAATTGCTGGACCTGCCCAGACCAGTGGGATGGGAAAAAGTATCCTGGCATACAAAAAACTCATTCTGGAAGCGGAGGGTTGGGTGTACGATGACGAGATTGGGGTTTGGTTAGGTACTAAATCCGAGAAGATCTATGAAAGACTGATTGATCCGAGATTCGGTAAAGCGAATGTTCCCAGTATTGAGGAGGGTACAAATATTATCACCCTCATGGAGGAGGAACAGCAGGACAAGGAAGGGCACACAGTGGGTCCATCCATGATCTTTATTCCGGCACCCGGGACCAATATCGAAGAGGGCATTCAGTTGATCAATGATTATCTTGATTACAATGATGAAGCGGAAGTGAATGCAATGAACTGTCCACGCTATTACATTAGCGAGGATTGTCAGCAAACAATTTATGCTTTAATGGAGTATACCGGAAGAGACGGGTTGCGAGGTGCCATGAAGGATGTTGTTGATTGTGATCGGTACCTGTTCAAGCGTGGACCAATGCCGGTTAACGATTTGATGATGACGGCAACCGGTGGAGATCAATATGGAGTTTAATGACCTACCTTTGACATTAACTGCTGCCGAAGCAAAGCAGATTACCGGTTTAAACTACAACCGGT